CGTTCGCCGATTGCCATGATACCCTCTACGTTGTCAGGATAATCTGAAATCATCAGCAGTAATTGAGTGCGGAGCGTGTCCTTTTCGGACTTCTCGAAGTTCCGGTCTATGGCATCAAGCCGCCGGTCTACCTTTTCAAGCTTGTCCTCGACAGCTTTCAGCCTGCCCTTCCGATTGTTTACCGCTCCGATGATGGCGGTCACGATGACGTTAAGCACACCGCAACCGATTACTGCTATGATGATTTCGTGCATTTTGTCTTTCCTTTCATATAAAAAGCACCCTGATCGGGTGCGTTGATAGTTCATTTTTATTTGTTAAACAGCAAGATTGCCATAGGTGAAGCGTATCCTGTTAATACTGGCTTTATAACTGTAAACTTTGAGAATCCATTCCCGAGTATGCCGACCGTGATCGTTACTTTGGTCAGTAATTCGACCGCGTTAGCGGTCCCAAAGATCACAAACATATCAAGATCTGGGTTTTCCGTTGCTGTCATTGGTACAAACAATAACTATTTGAATTCACATATTACCTGGGCCGCTGTCATATGAGTGACAAAACAGCAAGTATTTACCCGAAATAGTTTACTTGACTCAGGAAGCTGATGCTCCTTCTGGTTTCTTCAGTGTTATTGGAACACCACCAAGTGGATATGCTTTAGCAAGAATACTAAGCGCATATCCGAGAACATCAGCCGATATTACGCAGCAGGGAATATTAAGTAATAGCCATTCCGCAAGGTTTTATAATGCCGGAAATGCTATCAGTAATACGACTTTTTGTTTTTCTTGGATATGCTGGAGGTAAATGTAAAAATGACAATTTAATCCCCGATTTTTAGCCCCATTTTTCATCTGTTTTTGCGCCGGCGCAAATGTCACAAAAAACAGACCGCCGCTGCCGCCGGCCTTTTACTACCGTTCGCCACTATTTACTACTTTATGCTACAGCAAACCGCACGTGCGCCTCACGCGCTTCATCGTCACCTACCACTCTATATCTTGCCGTCGTGTTGAGTTTCTTATGCCCCGCCAGCCTGGCAGCCACTTCGATCGGCATTCCTCTCCTACAGGCATCTGTAATGAAAGATCGTCTCCATCTATGGCAGTACGCATGGATCCCTGACGTCTTTCCCAGTTTTGAAATCATCGCCCAGGCTCCGCTTTTGGATAACCTCCGGAAGGGTTTTCTCACTGATACGAATAGCGCCGGATCATTGTCCTTCCGGTTTGCCAGGTATCGCCTCAGATAAAATACAGCTTTCTCCGAGAAATATACCCGACGTTCTGCTTTATTCTTCGTATTATGAAGAATTGCCTCCGCTCGCCGGCCGGTATACTGGATGTCCGATTGATTCAGTGACAACAGTTCTGATATTCTCATACCTGTGCTATACAGGCACTGCATGATTGCCTGGTCCCTGTCCGTCTTTGCCGCTTCCATGAGCGTGATCCTGTCGTTCTCAGTGTACGGTTCCAGGATCTTTTCCGGCACCCTGATCTTTCGGATCCCGCGTGATGGATCCCGGCCGATATACTCCATTGCATAGGCCCAGCCGAAGAAGCTGCTGAAGCAATGTCTCATGTCGTTCATGTAGCTCAATGACAGCGGTTTGTCCTTCCCGTTTCTGTACTGGTATATAGCGATGTAATACCGGAGATCTTCCGCTGTGACCTGCTCAATCGGCTTCCGGATACTGCAGTACATCTTCCGGATAAATCTGCAGTAACCTGCCAAAGTCGACTCTGCGCAGTTCTCGATACGCTTATCCGCACAGAATTTGGTTATGTACCACTCCCACGATCGCTCTGAAATCGTCAGCTCCGTGTGTTCTTCCGTGATCGTTACCCCATGCAGCTTTATCAGAAGCGTAGATTCCAATAGCCGGATCTGTTCCTCATCAAGGACCGGTACCATTGTATTGATCACTTCGTCAATAAGTTTCAGCTTGTCCATAAAGAAACCTCCTTTCGGCATTATTTTACCGAAAAGAGGCGTTTTTATGGATCATGGATTAAATTGTCATTTCATTTTTCAATGGCAATCCAATCAAACTGGCCGTTAGATGTACCCTCTCCAGTGGCAGTGTTTACTACAGTCACTGTCATTCCCGTTGTAGTTCTCTCAGAAACTATAAGTTTGATATATGGATAATCCGCCCAGAGGCCCGACAAAATGGCAACTGCGAAATACCTTGTATTCGACATTGCTTCCCCGAAAGTGATATTTACTGTTACTCGCCCCGCGTGCCCTCCTTTACCGAGGCCGCTGTATCCGGTGTTTCCATACTGGATATGTGTGGCTTTGCTGTTTTGTCATTTAGGTTGTCGCTACTGAGGTGATTTTTCTCCATGCACTCCAGTCGCTTCCGGAATAATACCGTATATATACAGTATTAACAGTGGTAAGTCGTTGCACTTTAATACTGCCGCTTGGATTAGGCACTAATACTTCGAGCACGCCATAACTGTCTGGAGCGTTTGTATATGTATACGACCCAGCAAGCAAATACACTCCTTTATCTAACACGGTATTTATACTTGTGTTATTCGGCACTGTGTCCGATGTGAACTTGCTGTTTAGTTCTTAATATACAGTATGGCGATCGATGCCGTTACATTTGATGCGGCTGCGCCATAATTCTGACACTGTACATAGAGCTTATTACTCGATAAATAACAGCTATAAACACAAACGCGATTATTACCGATAGATGCCGGTGCGACAAAAGCAGGGACGTACCCAGCATATTGCGGAACATTAACGATGTTTCGTTCTGATGCTGAATTTGCTCCGATGCTGGCCCATGTGGTAGTTACCTGGTCGATTTTCACATATTTGTCGACTTTACTCGCAACTGTTTCGATATTGCTGTTTAATCCACTAATGTCCGCCTCGTGCTCCGCAATGGCACCTGTGATCGTAGTGGCTGTAGTTCCCATGGACGTATTGCCGAGCAACTTCCACAGGTACCGGATATTTTTAAACATGGTCGATATCTTGCCAAACAGCGTCCCGTGCGTTTCCGACGTTGCAAGCGGCAGGACCGTTGACCATGCGGTTAGCGAGCTGTCACCATCCGCCACATCTCCAGATGTGAATGTGACCGTATTATTAGCAGTGTCAGCTGTTCCGATGTTGCTCAGCTGTGTTTCAATGCTCGTCAGGGAGTTTTCTACCGTCCCGGATCCGCGAGAGATATCAGAAGAACTGTAGTCGCCCGCGGCGGGTTCGACGTTGCCCACCCTCCCGTTGAATGATGCCACGCCGCCCTCTGTGACGACCTGAGCAGCCACATCGGACCAGTATTTCGCGTTGTTCGAATCTTCACCGTATCGAGTACCGGTTCCTCCTACCGCCCAGCTTCGGGACAGTATCGCATTATCACTGGATGCGTGCTGCGCGGCCTGATTGGCATATTCACGCGCCTGGTTCACATAGCCTGACGCTGCATCAGCTCGCGCTGCCTCAGCTGTTACACGAGCGGCCTCTGCGCTTACGCGGGACGATTCTGCAGACACCCTGCCAGATTCAGCTGTTTCGATATTAGTCTCAACCGTCTGGATCTCATCAAGCACATCTTCCAGATCGGTCGCCGTCTGAGCCGCCGCGGCTGCGGATGCCGCTGCGCTGGTTGCCGACGTTCCAGCCGACGCGGTATCGTCTTCGACCTGATCGTTGACCGCATTCAGCGCGTCCACAATGGACCCGCGCACTTCTTCGCCGTATCGTGCGGACCGTATTGCATTAATCTCCTGAGATATATCAGCCATTATGCTCCTCCTCTTTCGGTTTGTTCTGTTCCTCTGCAAGGGCCTGCTGATATGCAACCACATCAGCGTTATACTGGTTCGTGGCCAGTTTCTTTACTTCAGCGGATAGCTCACACAGGATGCCATATACGACAAATGCCGGAAGACCACTTTCTTCCATTATAAATACCATTCTGTCATACAGTTCCTGAGCCGCTACGCTTGCCGGTTTAGTCATTGTTCCCTCCTTATGCCTGAATCAGCAAACCGCTGTATACCTTAGCGGTCCAATAGCTTGTTACAACTCCGCCAGCTCCTATTCCTGCTGGAATATATACTGTTTGTCCATTACCCCAGCCATTACGAAACGTAATGCGATCAGCATAGACGCCAATCATCTCGCGAGTTTCATTTCCAACATTTACCGCAATACTTACGGGTGCATAGTTTCCAGAACGGGAATCGCCAACAAGAGCAAGCTGTGACGCGGAAAGAAGTTTTGCTGCCTCGCCACCTACCGTTAAAGTACCGTATGTAGTATATTTATTGTTTGTGTACTTTCCAAACTGAAGCTCTCCGTTTGATAGCCATGTGTATTTTTCAGATGCAATATTTAATATTGATCCTTGCAGGAATGCATTTTTTGCGGTTAAGTTTCCATTGCTATCCACAGAAAAATTTGATCCTAGTTGTATGGATCCACGACGGATATTAACCCCATTATTGTCGATAGTCGCAATCGAGCCATTTGATGAGTCCCGCACATCGATCATGCCGTTCCCATTTCCGTTCCCACCAAGAGTCAGCGTGCCACCTTTAATACGATTCGCTGACAGCGTTCCGGCCGTAATATAGTCAGCCACTATGCGCCCGTCCATCGTCATGGCAAGGCCGAAATTACCATTGATTCCGGTTGACGAATACCCGAGGCCGTTAACATTCCACCGCCATACCCTGCGGGCCGTGCTCTCATCAGCCGTATCCATGATGTATATCTCGTCCGGCTTTACAACAACATGACTGCCGAGCGCTCCGGATGTGATCAGCTGCGTGGCATTCTCCTGTGCCTGTTTCAGAATTGTAGACTCTGGTGTTATTTTCTCAATGGCTTCTTTAATCGCTTGGACGGATGACGCTGTTTTCGTGGTGAACGAATGTTGTGTCACGACCCCCATCGTGCAGACTTCGTTTTCCGGATCTCCAAGTGGTATTTTCTGTTCAGTGATTGGGAACCACTTATCAAGGCCGTGCGGCTTACTTACCACCCTGACCTCATCAAGCAGCTCCAGTGCCGGTTCGTTCGAATCAACCAGGTTGAAATCCACCGGCCTGATCTCAAGCGTCATCTTGTCGTACTGGATCGCAGACAGGTATTGTCGTGCTTTTGTCAGTAGCGCCGCTGCTGTTGTCACATCATCCCAATGTACTACCTGGCAGATCCAGCCAAAGTTCCGGATTGCGGTCTCGTTCCGGACATAGACGCTGTTGTTATTGACTTTCTTGACATCCAGATATGCTTCAAGGGCATCGATCGGGCTGTTGTCCAACCGCGCCCCGAGCGGTATGATCGCCGTGGCAATGTCCGCCATTGTAAAATTTGTGGAATAGTCGAGCAGATTCCGGCCAAATTTGATGACCTGTGTGGATCGCTTCGGGTAGTCTTTCAGATAATCCAGATACCTCTTGCCGTTTACCTTTCGGATCCGGAGATGTCCACCGAGCCGGTTGATCAGTTTGTCCTCGATGCAGTACATCGTGGACTCATAGTTTGTATACCGGTACAGATTGTCTTCTACGGTAACAGATCCGATTACAAACTGCTTATTGGCGGCCACCTGCGCATTGTGATTGTTGATCAGAGTTGTCAGCCACTGCCGGACCGATTTGTCATGATATTCTGCCGGAGGCTGAATGGAATCGTTCAGATAGGCCAGTTCGCCCTCACAATATACGTTCTTGCGCTTGTAGAAGTCGATGTTCTCCTCGATTGGCCTGCCAGACCATATCTCTACGCCGTCACGATATACGATCACTTCTGATGTGAGTGTATTGACCTTATCATACATCGGGTGATCCGGAGCCATTGTAAATTCAAAGGACCCTGCAGAGTTATCCGCAAGGTCCAAAACCGGGTCGATCAGAGTATAACCTCGTTTGAGGTTGTATATGAAATTACCATCACAGGTTGCTGTATAGATCATTATAGCACCCCATTTGTGAATGAAATCTTTACAGAGCCATTTCCGACGAATGTAAGGTTCTGCACGCCTTCCGTCAGACGGATGTCATAGACCTTCGTTTCCTTATTCGCCGGAAGATTGTATGTACTGCCCTGATGTGTTACTGTCATGGCAGCATTCGGCAAAAATGTCGGAATAACCGGCATTTGCTTGATTGTCAGCGGAACTACCGTTGTCCCGGAGATTGCTACGGTTGAATCATAGATTTCACCATATACAAAATCGAATGGATCCCAGAGCCAGTCTTCACCATATGGGTTGAGCTCATACTTAAATGGATCCGCGTCAATATTGATAGTGATCACCGAATGCTGACGGCTAGATTTCCACTGATCCACGCTGACACGACCCATGTAGTAATATGATGAGTCGTCATCAAACACGATCTTCATGCGCTTGCCGTGAACATAGGCCAGTATCTCCGAATAGAGACCGCTCCAGAGCGTTTCGCCGCCGATCACATAGAATTCGCACTCGATCTCACGGTTCTCATATACGACTTCCCCGATCAGGGCCTCTGTCAGATCCAGAGACCCGTTACCTCCGGGGATGTCTATCATGATCTTTTTCGGTTCCGGCGGCTTAATGTCCTGCCGGTTCACAATATACATTCCCCAATCTCTCAGGGTGTGTTTATTTCCGAATTGCGCTCCATATAACTGCATTAGCCGTTCCTCTCTCTACGCGCAGCCATGATACCCATCCGCGCATCCATCGCCGGTGCAAGCTGGCCAACCAGAGCGCCGGTGTCTGTGACCATCTGCATATTGGCCATTTGCGGGAGATATTGCTGCAGGAATTCCAGAAGCTGTTCCAGCAGCCTATGATCATCCGCATAGCCCATCTCCTCTGCCACAGCCTGGGCAAACGGACGCATTTGACGACCGGATAGCGGCAGCGCTGCCTCCGGGCCGGCTTCACCAATACCGATCAAGGTCGGATCATCAAAAATGGCGCCCATCTTGTACCACGATATGCTGAAGTGCGGAACACTTGGCGGCATAAGCGAAAAGCTTCCCGTAATACTGAAATGTGGCAGCGCGATATGCGGCAGGGACCAGCTGAAATTAAATAACCCCTTCAACCAGTTGATAATCGGGGACAGGAAATTCTGAACAGCATTGAATTTATCCACAAACCACTGATATATGGAGGACAGCTTTCCGCCGGTGATTGAGTCCAGGAATGACAGCGCACCGCTCCACATAGTCTGGATCCCGCTGGACACTGTTCCAATAATCCCCTGGATGCCGCCGCCGTTCGCCTGGATCGTGCTCGTGATCATTCCCCAGGCGGTGCTCGTTCCGCTCTTTACGTTTTCCCAGGCTGTCGATATCGTGCTCTTGATAGATTCAAATTTACTGGAAACAGACGACTTGATGCTCTCGACCTTGGTAGTTACGGTCGTCTTGATTCCTTCCCAAATTTCCGTGGCTTTGGTCTTGATGTCTGTAATAAAACCGACAACCTTTTCCTTTACAGTCTCCCAGGCTTCAACGACTTTATCACGCAGCTGCGCCGCCCACGCACAGATCTCGTCCCAGTTCTGATATAAAAGCACGCCGACAGCGATACACGCGCCAATGATTGCTATAACAATGCCAACCGGCCCCGTCAGCAACGTCATGGCAGCCGATAACCCGGACAATGCAAATATAATATTGCCTATTACCATCAAAACCGGCCCAATGGCAGCCGCAATCATCGCCGCTTTGATGATCATATCCTGCGTTTCGGGGCTTAACGAATCCCATGCAGCCGTAACCCTGTCTATAACATCAGCGACCTTTTCTATAACAGGTGTTAATGATGTCAGCAAACGGTTGCCGACTTTTGCGCCTGTTTCCTTCAAGGAATTCAGTGTGGTTTTGAATTCGTCAAGAGGTGTCAGTGTAGTCTCAAACGTGGAATCAATATTTCCAAGATTATCGGTCAGCGATGTCCCGAGCTCATCAAACGACAACCGGCCCGATCGTACCGCCTCAGCGATCGCAGGGCCTGCTCTGTTGCCGAATAACTCCAGGGCCATTTCGTATGCTTCGGTATCCGTTCCTGCATTCTGCATAGCCGTCTGAAGCTCAGACATGGCCTCTGACATCGTTTTTCCGTCAGCTGTAGCATTCGCAAATGCCCGCTTCAGCCCGGACATAACAGAACTGGAATCAATACCGTTTTTATTTAGATTACCGATGAAATTCGCAGCATCAGACGCGCTATAGCCCATCTCTTTCAGCGATGCGGCGTTTACCATCAGATCCGATGCCAACTGATCAACAGACACGCCGGTCGATTGCCCGACAGCATTCAACGTATCCAGATATGCACCGGTATCCTGCACACCAAGCCCGAAGGCCGCCATGGATGCCTGCACAACATCGATGGCATTAGAGACATCGACATTATTCAGGTCGGCAAACTTTATAAACTTCGTACTCAGGTCTTCCAGTTCGTCGCCCGTAGATCCGAACCGTGTATTAACTTCGCCAATCGCGTTACCAATATCGGCAAAATCCGCCGGAACACTTTTGGCAATACCGTTCATGATGCTTTCCATGTTTTCAAGGGCAGCACCACTTGCTCCGGTCTTAGTTATGATATTTTCCAGTCCGGTATGCACATCCGTAAATGCAGCAATAGACGCACCGCCTACCGCCGCGATGGGAGCCGTGACATACTTCGTCATGCCAGTGCCGACACTCTTCATCGTATTGCCCATTGTGGACATCAGATTTGTTCCGGCACTCGTTCCGGCTTTTTTGGCCTCCGGATCGATAATGTCAGTGATGGATCCGGATATTCCCTCTGCAGACGGGACTATTTGTACATATGCCTGTCCTAAATCAGCCATTATTATTCACCATTCGCAAGACGAGCCCAGGCCGCATCAAAATCAGCACCGGACTCGAATGTTTTAATATCTTTCGGTTTTTCTTCCTGCCGCATGATATCTGTGAACATCTTCGGCATATTGCGCTTGTATTTCGCATCTTTCGTGAAACCATAGCCGATCAGCGCAAGATTATCCGCAATGTGCGGTAATATAAATTCAGCAGGGATATGCTTTACCCCTGCCAGATACATTTTGATTCGTGAATTATCCCTCAACCCTGATGCGAGCACCGCCAATGTTTCCACTGGCAGTGCCCATATATCATAAATGTGATACGTTTCTGCCATATCGCAGATCAGCGCATCCTCATTTTTGGAAAGCATCATGGCGAGGGCGATCAGTTTTTTGTTTCTTCTCCGGCACTTAAAGCCTGGAAGATTTCTCCGAACTCTGTCCCGACATCATCGATCGATGCGACCCCATCTTTTTCGCAGTGCGCGATCAGCTTTTCAGTCTGTTCATCTCCCAAAATCATCGGAATCAGTTCAACTAAGTCCGTACCGTCACCTGTCTTAACCATTTTCTTATAGGCCATCAGGAACCGCACGTCCTTGATCTTGTTTGCGTTCACTGAGAACTTAAACCCCGTTGTGGTCTTACCCTTTACCATGATACCCTCCCTGTTTGTTGATTATTGGCCTTTGATGTATTCCTTATGGGTGTCATACCCGAAGTCCTCATCACCCGGCATGGCCTGCAGCGTAACCTGATAACCGACCGCCTCGTTATCACGATAGATGATGTCGCCCAGCTCGCTGATCTTAGCATTCGGAACAACGATTCGCTTCATGGTGTTGTTGGTCATGATCATATCAAAGACCCAAGCGCTCGCATCTACGGCCTCGGAATTTGCCCGGACAGTCAGACCGGTTGCCACCGTTCCCGTTACCTTGCCGCTCCCATATACTGCCTTTAAAACATCGGCATTCAGGACTTCAAGCAACGTAAACTGGAACGTGTCCTCTTTATCGGTCTGCGTGGTCAGAACAGTATCACCACCCCACGCTTTCACCTGCTCGCTGGACGGGCTGTTTGTGTTTACCAGACCATCCTCAGAGACATATCCAAGGCATTTAAAAGCCGCATCGAGCGCAGTGCTCGCATCTGTGGGAAGCGTGCTCCCAAGCGGTGCGTTATAGATTGCCCCGCCCGTTTTCGGCTTGCCAGCAGATACATTCGTCGCTGTATTTGCCATTTTTACACTCCTTTACACAAAATAAATATCCCAGACACATTGATATCGATACTGATGCGTCCGGGAGTCCGAATGGTTATAATTTGATGACAGGCGAACACCGCTTATATCCGGAAGCTCCGGAGCGTCGCTCATTTTTTCGCGAACAAGCTGATCTAGCGCCGCAGCGGCATACAGAGAAGGCCCATACGACTGGAAAGCTAAGGATGCAGACTGAACATGATTCCGTATCCCGCCACCCACGCGCTCGATAACAACGAACTGTTCCGGCAATGTCGGGAAATCTTCCGAAGGCACTTCCGGATACTCCATCAATACCGGCACGCTTAATTCAGCTGACAGATAATTCAAAACAATTTCTTCAATCATGATCTCAATGCCTTTTCCATCGTATTATTGTCAAGATTGTCCTGGTATGCAGCGTCAGTCATGATCCGAACAGATACGTTTGCACGATTCGGTCCGACATAAGCGTCATAACCGTCGCCCGCAGCGTCAGCCACATGCTGAGCGAACTCCATTAGTACGCCCTGCATCGCTTCGCCCCTCAAGAGCTCCCGCACGCCGGATCTGTTCAGTTTGAACTCGACCAATTTACTCATACCGCTCAACCTTAACTTTTTTGTTCCACTCAAGTGGAATCATCGCCTCTATGCCCTGTGTTGGTTCACCTATCGTCCGGAAAGTGCCGCCAAAAAACGATACCTTCCGATTCGTCCAGCAATGCGTGTCGCCTTTTGGGATTGCCAGAGTGTACGCAAGATGTTTCCCGGTAAGGTTAAACGTATCGGTAATATCTTCCGTCGATGGTTCGCCTATGAGAACATTGTCTATATTGACAGCAACATCCTCATAGATGGCCTTGCCGAATCCATCCGTACCGGATTTCTGTTTGTCCCATAACTGGATTGTTACGCCTCTGAGCTTCCCCATAGCTTGACGACTCCTATCCGCTGCCGCCTGAGTCCCAAACGCTTCAGGTCATTCCGCATAATAGCTCCGGCAATACCGCCACCAGGGACGGCATACGTTCCGGACCACGAATACCCGAGAGCACTCTGTGACTCCTGCGACATCGGCTCGCCATCAACAGCCTGCCGCATGGCACGCACTACTATATCGACCGTGACGAGCTTTACAACGCTGGCGTATGATTCGCTTGCGCTGATCATCTCGTCTATATCTTTTCCCACTTTTACGGCTTCCTGCCGTAAGGCATCAGATACCAGCCCGAGTAAGATGGAAATTCGATCCTGCTCAGGCGCAGTATAGTCCTTTCCAGTAATCGCTAGTACATCAGACAGCGTTGCGAACGCGCTCATTTTTTCACGGCCCCTTTTTTCTTGACCGGTGCTTTAGTGGTCTTTGCAGATTTAAGAGCCTCAGCGGCCAGTTTATGTCCAGCCGCCAAGTATTCCTCTTTCCGCTCTTCCGCGACCCACATTGTTCCGCCGGTCAGTCGATTAATGAATTCAATCATCAAGCGTGGGTTCTTGTGATCTTGTTGAAGCAAGCTGTGTCGGCGCGGAATCCGACCTCGATCTCTGCGCGAACCGCGAACATATTGCGCTCCCACAGATTGACCGCGTTGTTGCTGATTGTCAGCGTTGCCTGATTGGACATATCAATTTTCACACCTTCAACAGTGCCATAAAGAGCCTGTGTCCAGTCGCCAGCAAAACCAATCACATCAGGAGTGGAAGCGTTTCCAGCTTTGTATGCGCCCTTCGAATAAGCTACGGGAGCACCGAGGATCTGCGGCACAGCACCTTCAGCGACACTGTTGATAAACAGCGGACGCTCGGTCGTATCTGTTGCAGCGAGGAGCTCGCCTTTGCCCTGCGGAGACATAGCAAATCCATTCAGAATGCCACCGGCCGCTGCAATGTCAGCATCCGCAGCAACCAGAGCACCATACATGCTGTTTCCAGTTCCGCTAATGGACTGAGCTGTAGCTGCTGCAAAAGTATCAAAATTGTTACCCGGAGCTGTTCCGTGGAATACCGTGCTGTCAAACTTCAGTGCCAGTGCGCCCGGAAGACGAGAAACCAATGCGTTGTACAGAGATTCCAAATCACGAGCAAATTCATCAGAGAACGGAACAATGACAGCAAGTTTATATGCCTGCATGATCTTTGTGCTCAGAGACGGATTCGAAACCGGTTTCGGATCAGTTTCATCGACCCAAGATGCTTCCGGATCACCAGAGATTACCGGGATTGTAAGGCCTCTGCCAGGAAGTGCGACCTGACGAGCGAGGGACATAACTGCGGACTGCTCCTGTGTTTTCTGGATGATTTCCGCGGATATATCCGTAGGAAGAGTAACATTAGTTCTGTTGGTTGAAATTCCGGCCATTTTTTTGCCTCCTTTTAAACATTCATTGTTTCTTTAAACCACTCCGCGAACTGTGCGCTTGTGGCTTTTTTGCCTGTTCCAGATGGTTCAGGGCTTCCAAGCGGCGCAACATGCACGGATGCAAAATCTTTTGCAAGCATTTCCGCATCTGCTTTCCACTCTTCTGCCGTTTCGCCTTTTAGGCGGTCTGCGTAATCGATCTTGAGACCAGCTGCCAGCGCAATCCTCGTTTTTTCCAGGTCGGTCCTGTATTGTGCACCTTTTGCAATTTCCGCATCCTTTTCTGCAAGCGTCTGCTGTGTTGCCGCCGCTGCATCTTCAAGGGCTTTAATCTGCGTATTAAGGTTTTCCGTCAGCTTTTCGATTTCTTCCGGGGATTTATATCCTTCAAACTTCTTTGCGTAAGCCTCGCGGTCCCTTTTCAGGCGTTCACTAATTGCGGCATCAAATTGTTCCTGAGTCTCAATAATTTTGAATTCTGACATTCTGTTTCCTTTCCCCACTTTCCGGGTGGTATCCGTAATTTATTGCACTAAAAAAGCACCGGATCCCGATGCTCTTAGTACCTGATGTTTTGTTTTTTAACCGCCTTATTTTCTGCACATAGCCAATGGGCCAATATCATACTATCCAGAATGGATATATCCGCACCTTCAAGCTGTGATTGATATCCAAAACCGCCTCCGGATCCAATGGCGCGTTTTTCGCAGTTCGTAATAACCTGTTCTGCCGCAGATTGTTTCATGTGGCAGATAGATGCCTGCGACAGCGCCATCTCAAACATTGCGTTTGCCTTGATGAACTCGCCAACGGTTGGAACGGTTGCTTTTTTCAGCCTTGCCTTTTTCAGCGCGTCCTCAAACATCCCGGTGCCGTTTTTTCCATCACACGCAGCTTTCTTTACATCGGCCTTGTCGAGGAAATCAATGATCCACGCAAGGCCCGAAGTAACCGGTTTGCATCCGATCGCCTCCAGGAATATCTTGCCATCATCCGTTTTGACCGCGATTGACAGCGAAACGTTCTTGCCATCATGGCCGAACTTAATACCGGCGAATAACTGGCCTTTGAGTTTCGGCAGCTGCTCAACCTGAAGCGCAAACCACTCGTTTTTACTGATAGCGGACCGCTGATTATACTTTATCCACAAGCCCAGGCGCTGGATGTTGAAATCAACCTCATCATCACCAATCTCTGACCGGATCGTGCGCTCTTTCAGCACCGTTCCCAGCGACGGGTTTGTCTCATACCAGGCCTCGACATCATGCGGATCCGTCATAGACTCCACGGACCACTCTGCCCATCCGGATGCATACGCGCCGCCCATCAGAACGCTTTTTCGATATTTAGGGAATACCGTGCCTGCACTGATCGCTGTCGGAGGTGTTCCAAACATGATTGTCTGCGGGTTTGCTGAGTCCGTAACGACATATTTCAGCGCCGTATCCTGCTCCGGAGTATATTCCTGCGCCTCATCGATGATGAGTACGTCATAGCCCTCGCCAAGGCCTCCGGTCGACGTTCTGGTCCGGAACTCAATAATACCGTCACCTTCGCAGTATAAATGCTCTTTGCCAAACGCCCGAAACGACGATTCTACCACGATGCCAACCTTGGGGCATAACCGGCCTAAGCGATCCCAGATGGAATGTGCGGTACTTGCACGATGTGCCGTATATAATATCCGCTCTCCGTTTTTCAGCCCCCATATGCAGCGGGCAAGCGCCATCTCTGACTTGCCGTTTCGTCTGGAGACGCTATAGCCAAACTTTTGATGGATCCACAGGCCTTCGTCATCGACCGCCATCATGTCATATGTGAGACCTTCCTGCCACTCCAGCGCAGTCTTCTCACTTGCGTTATATAACTCAATGGCTTCCGGGCCCTTTGTGTCTGTATAAGGCAGTATTACGGATACCGTAGGGGATTGTCTTCCCCGTCTAGTATCCATTTGCAACCTCCTATGTGCCTGTCTCTAGTTGCATGAGTACCCTCAATCGCATCGACTCCTTTCTACCGCGAGACTTCCTCCCAGTAACCACCGGCAGCTGACTGTCTCGTAACGATTCCCTTCCTGCTTGTATATGTAATGATGCATCCGCATCCCGGATGTCGTTCAAAAGCGCCTTTGTTATACGCTTCCTGGTATTCCATATCAACGCCGCACCGGCTCAGGCACCACTCGCACCGATCTTTGCCGTCATGTACACCAACATCGTCATACTCACGCGTAACCAATACACGAAGGCCGGCGTTTGAATGGGCTTCCGCATTCTGCCGCGCTGAGCTGTCGACTATCTTGCGGGATATGTTCTCGCATTCTTTCAACAACTGTTCCCGCCCGATGCCGTTCGCCACCTCTCTGGCAAGCTCTGCGCTCTTTTCTGCATCCAAGGCGGGAACAACAGGATTGAGTCCGGTGCCCGCTTTTTCATTCAGTGTCTGCTGGATCCGGCGCGTCACGTTCGTGACATACTCGTGATTTCGTCGAAGCGGCGGCGGAATGAGCTCCATCGCTTCCTCCAGCGCAATTCCATTCGGATATGCCGCCTCAATGCTGTCCGCCAGGATATTGCCAATGTGCTGCCCTGACATCGATGCAAATTGACCGGCTTCCTCATACGTTGCGGTCCCGGCTGATACTTTCGCATACACTGCCGCAATATTCTTGTCGTATTTCATCGCCGTTTCAAATTCTGATTCAATTTTCAACGCCAGTTCATTTGCAGCCATTTCAGATTCCTGTCAATCCTCTCATTTTTTCTGCATCAAAGTATCCCGGAATAGCCTGGTTGATTTTAATTGCGCCATCGCCAATGACAGACAGCGACGATGCATCCGCTTCGAAAATAGGCTCCCATTTCAGAACCGTATCGCCGACCTGTTTCCGCAGGTACGGATAATTATCACGGACGCACGCGGCCAAATACCCAGTATTCAGCAGTCCTACGCCAAAGCACTTCTGCGCGTTCCTTGCCATCAGGCGCAGCGTCTCATGGCTTGCCTTAATCGCTTCCGCGCTTGACGGGTTCTGACTCGGGAAGCCAAGGTCATCAAGCGTCAGGCCTGTCTCTCCAGCAAACGCACCGGCAAACATCCGGAGCTGTTCAATATGCGGTGCCATGCTCTGCTGCTGGAACTGACCAACGACCGGATGATCACCGTCTTCGTCCTTGTCGATCCGGAGCATTGCCGACATGGCCGCCTTCCAGTTGTTCCAGGTGTCGTCTTCCTCTGCCCCTTCTTCCATGCCCAGCACATACCGCTGCGGGAAGCTGTAAAACTCTGCCGATATCTCCGAGCGTTTTACTGTCCGAGCCGCAGACTGCATGAGCGACATACACGACCGGCTGATCCGCGAATGTCCAAACGGCCTTTTTGCATCCGGTTTGTAGATCCACGGCACCAACAGCGGGAACGGGGCCTTGCTTTCAAACACATCCGTCAAACGTCCGCGATCATATATCGCGGTATAGCCTGGCGTGAAATATCCTTCAATAATCGGCTGGTCGTTTTCATCAAACTCAATAACGGCATAGCCTTCTTTAAGCATATTTGTCACAGGATCGATGATTCCGGTCGCATGAGCGCCGTCAATTACGCGCATCAACGGGAACCCTGTCTCATCCGCTGCGATATATACGAAATCGCAGGAACTGATCAGACTCCCCAGGATCGCGCTGTTGACCAGTATGTCCATATTGTTCGCCCGGAAGATATTGTTCATGTTGAACACGTCGTTCCCGAACTCGCGGAAGCAGAGCCGGTCGGCCAAACTATCCACAGCTTTTCCGCACCATCCCAGCACGCTCTCAAAATACCGTAATTCCGGCGGTGTACTGATCCCGAAATCGCGGACAACGTTTTTCATCTCGTAGTATTTATAGCGCATATTCACGCGTACTTTCTTAACCGCGAGCTTGTTTTTAAGGTATTTCATGCCTTTGTAATCAGCCATTTTTCTTATCCTCTATCGGCAAAAGCGCTTTACCGTGTGTTTTTTTGTGCA